AGTTCGAGCGGTATTTTCAGAACTTGTGGAGCGCAGGGTTCAAGCAGATTTTTACTGAGGAGATGCTGGAGGCGATGATGTATGTTGGGATGGATGGGCAGGTTGGGAATCAGGAGGATATGCTGCGGGTGTTGGAGCGGAAGAATAGGTTGATCGAAAAAGCTGAGGAGATGGCGGGGAGGGGCGTAAGCGAAGCAGTAGTGGAGGCGGATACGCAAGCAAGGGCGATGATGCGGAGCTTTCGGGTGATGGAAGACCTATATCGACTCCGGACTCCTATAGGGATGTCCCGGATGGCCAGCCTTGATGAACTCTTTGTGTTGGGGGATTTTTATGATACGGAGTGGTTGGTTATGGCGGGAATCGACCGGGCGGACCCAATGAAGGTGCGAACCAACGCCCGCACCGTTGTGTCGATTATAGCGAAGGGGCTGAAGGGTAGCCGCAGCAACCCTTTCATGCAGGTGGAGTTGGGGGGTATTCCCCAATACCTGTACATTATGCTGCACCTAACAGTGGTGGAGTCTTCAGCGTTGGAGGATATCAAGGATGTGCTGAAGATGGCACACGAAGAGTTTGACGGGTTAGATACAGTGTGCGGCGAGCGGTGGGGCATTTGGGACCTGCAACCCTGGTGCGAGGAGCAGGACATTGAGTTTGAAGCCATCTTTCCCACATACGATCGGCAAAAGGAGGCTTTTAGCGAGATGTTCATTGCGGTTCAACAGGGTCGCTTTAAGTGCCCGCCCCTGCTGATGCCGGGGTCGAAATCAGAGGACATATTTCGAGAGGAGGCTCGTGTGTTCGATCACGACATGGAGAAGAGGTGGTTTGGGAGCCCTGAGAAGCAGGAGTCCCGGGGTGTGCAGGACGATTCGATGTTCGGGGTTGCTTGGGGTATGTATGGGGGGCGCCTCAAGGGACCTGACGACTTTAGGAGTCGCAGGGCTGGCACCCACTTCGGGTTCCTCTTCGAGAATAAGGATTTGCTTGCCAGATATTGATAAAATTTTGCTTGACATTCTCCTTTCCATTATTTTACAGTATAGGGGAAATCACCCGCTAACGGGGAGCCCTATACACAGTGACCAACGAACAGATCATCCAAGCCATCCTAGATATTCCCGATGAAGTCCTGTCTCAGATTGCCTTGAGCAGCCCGTGGCAGTACGACCCTGACGGCATCAGCGAGGGTCGCACGGAGAGGGATGCGGATGGGTTCAGGGCTACGGGGAGTGCGGCTTCAGATAGGAGTCTGGACGCTTTTACGAGGAAGGAGTTGCAGGACGAGTGCTGGGTAAAGTTCAACAGGAACCCGCAACTCAACACGGCTATCAGAGGACTGGTGGGGCGACTGACTGGCCTCGGTTTCAGCGTGACGAGCAGCAACAGGCAGATACAGGATTTTGTGGATGAGATTTCCGAGGATTGGCGCAACAGACTATACCACTTTTTGCCCAAGTTCTGCGGACGCTCCTACGTTGATGGTGAACTGTATTTGGTAGCTACGTGTCACAGGGATGGATTTATTGAGATAGATTTCCTGGAGCCCAAGGCGATAACAGGGACAAGTGATCAGGACGCAGATGATGGTATCTTGTTTCATCCGAGAAAAACCCACCTACCAATCCTCTACAACATTAAGATTCGTCTCCATGAAGACCAGGAACGTGAGTTCCAACTACCGTCGATCTACGTTGCCCGTGACCCTTCCCTGATCAACGCCGTCAAGACCGATCAACTATATAATAATGATAAGTTGTCGGCAGCTAAGGATCCACATGTTACCTTCAAACCTTTCAATTCGTTCAATAAATTTGTAATCGCCTTTGACCGCTCCTTCATTGTCCGCAGGGCTAATAGCTATCTAAGAACTATCCTCGAATGGCTCAATCACTACGAGACTCTTAAAAAGTACGAGATTGACCACAAGAAATCTTCTGGGGCCTACTTGTGGATCTTCACGTTTGAGGATGTGAAGGCATTCAAGAATTGGTTATTGCTGAGTGACGAGGATAAGAGGAAGACTGGGATTGGAGCTAAAAAGATACCTGGCTCCTCGCTCGTGCTTCCCCCCGGCATGACCTGTGATGCCAAGTTTCCCCAGCTTCCTCGTATTTCCGACGAAGACACCGACATAATGCAGATGATCAGTAGTGGGCTCAACGAGCCTGAAGATGTTATGTTGGGCAAATCAAATAGACCCTTCGGAAGCGTGAAGGCTTCCCGAGGCCCAATGTCTGACCGAGTGTCGGATGAAGTGGTGTTGTGGGAGAGATTTTTAAGGTTTGATTTTTGGGGAAATTTATTTTATCTTAGAAGTAAGTTGGACAAGAGGTTCCCCGAACGGTTCACTATGCGTGAAGCCGTTGATTTTGACCCAAGAAAGGACAAAGAGGGGGAGCCCGATGCCAAACCTGTATTTAAGAATGTACTCCGTAAGCCAGAGAAATTAATCGAGATCAGCTTCCCCACCAGTGAGGCGATAGGTCTCGAAGCGGCAGCGAAAGCACTGTTAGGTGTAAAGCATGGAAATCTGAGCGACATCTTAGGTATTCCCAAAGCCCAGCTGGCTAAGAGGATGGGATTCGGTAATTATAGGGAACTCAGATTGCAACATGCGACGGAGGAGGAGATGTTTCCGCGCCTCACTGACCCCGAAGACGACGAAATGCTGCAAGAGAAGCGCATAGAACCATCTCCCAAAAAGAAACCTAAGACTCCTGCAAAGTAAGGAGAATAGTGAGATGCCGATTCCGAGACCTAAGAAGGGCGAATCTAATAAGGATTTTACTTCACGCTGCCACCGAGCCCTAGCCAACGAATACAAAGACCAGAAACAGCGCCATGCTATCTGTCAAGATAGTTGGCGTAAAGGAGCGAGGAGCGAAGATTTGACATACGGACATCTGATCGATTTCTTGAATGAGGAGTATTGGGCGATTACTCAGGAAGCTCTGGAGAACATGCACAAGATTTTAGGCGTTCGGGTGAGTGGAGGGCAAGTTGAATTGACCGAAGGAGAGTTGGCTAGAATCAAGAAGAATCAAGACCGCCCTGACGGCCCCTACTGTCTAGACAATGGTATATGTGTGTTGCCTGTCTATGGGACCATCGCCAAGAAGATGAACCTTTTCACTATGATCAGCGGTGGGACGAGTGCTGAACTGCTGATGAGGGATATTCAGGTGGCGATGGAGGACAAGGAGGTCAAAGGTCTGCTGTTCGACATAGATTCGCCAGGTGGTTCCGTGGACGGCCCCTTCGATGTCGCCGAATTGATTCATTCGTATCGGGGTGTAAAGCCGATGGTCTCTTACGCTAATGGACAAATGACAAGTGCGGCATATATGATAGGGAGTGCGGCGGACGAGATTGTAAGCAATTCGGTGTCGAGGGTGGGCAGTATAGGAGTCTTAGCGGCTCACTATGATTACTCTAAACAGCAGGAGCAGATGGGGGTGAAGAAAACTTACTTGTACTCGGGGAAGTACAAGGCTATGGGCCACGACTCCGCCCCCCTCGACGACCAATCCCGCAAGTATATCCAAGAGCGCCTCGACCACTATTACACGATGTTTGTGGATATGGTGGCTCAGAATAGAGGGGTTGAGAAGGAGAAGGTACTGGGTGACATGGCTGAGGGGAAAATCTTTATCGGTCAGAAAGCGTTGGATGTTGGGTTGATCGATAGGATTGGATCTTTCGGTCATGCTGTGGATAGATTGTCAACGATGGTTAAACCTAAAAAGAAGGAGGTGAGAAAGAGAATGGATAGAAATGAGTATAAAGTCGAGCACCCTGAGGAGTACCAACAGATCGTTGATGAGGTTAGGGCTGAGATGCAGAAGGAGATCGATGAGAGGGATGAAACTATTTCCGATCTCCTAGAGGCCAACGACAGTCTGACCAAGAATCTCGACGAGACCAACTCGCGGCTGCTAAAGCTGGAGAAGGCTGAGGCTCTCAGGGCAGAAAGGGAAATCGAGAACACGGCTCACCACATCTGGAACGAAGAGTTGATCACCAGCGATGTCCCCTCCCGACTGCATCCCAAAGTTCGCTCCATGATCCGCCATGACAAGTTTGTCAAAGATGGTGTGTTGGATGCGAAGGCGTTTAGGGAGGCAGTGAGAGAAGAGATCAAGGATTGGGAAGGATTCACGACTGAGAAAGTGATGGG